CAAAATTTTGTTTGGTAGGTATTTTACGGATATTAATCCTTGATCTACTGCTCTATCTATGTATTCAGTTGTTCTTTCATCTTCTAAATAATAAATATTTTTTCCACTACCTATAGATGGAACATTTAGAGTGGTGAAAGAACGAGGTGCCTTTCTTGACTTTATTATCAACTGTACTGGAAATTTATTCTTGTTTTTAATTTCTAACATTTAAGTTCCTTAACAGCTTCCTCTATTTTAAGCATAACCTTCGATATATCATTTTCGTTTAATCCATCAACAATGTCGATCTTAGTCTTTAATATCGCTTTCTTTCTAACTATCGGTTGAGGTATGAAAGTTTCAGTAGTAAATCCAAATTCGTATTTTATAATCCTGATTGCTTGGTCTCCCGGTTCTGCGTCAAGATTATTTGATATCGAATCTAACTTTACAATTACCTCCCAAGGTACGCCAGTTACTCTTATATATGCAGTTTGACTAAATTTTGTAATAATTTGTTCGAATATCTGATTCATATCTTCCAAATATAATGTCCAAATAGTTAATGTGTAATTTATATCTATTGGAATACCTCTTGCTACGCCAAATATTGTGTCTCTTTCGTATTTTTCGCTTGTAGTAAATCCGGGCTTATTTCCAAGAGCCGGATCACGCATGTAATCAATTGCTTTGTGGTATGTGTATCTGTTGGCATTAAAGGCGTAACCATTATCTATAATTGCCATGAAAGGTAGCCTGATGCGATTGACTACAAGGGTTTCGTCTTTCACAAGATTTTCTTGAAGTATTGCTGCTACTGCTTTTTCTTGAGTACCCCAAATTATCGGCACTGGAAATGATTTTGCGTTTTCATCGATTACTATTACATTTCTGAATAGATCGATCATGGCTTCATCGCAACCACGTTTAGCCTTGCTGTATCTATAAACTGTTTGGGTATCGGGATTATTTGAATCTTGTACGATTTGGCCTGTTTGCATTGGGTCGCAGTTTGCTCCCGCTCCAAGACCTGTTTTTTTAAATGATTTATCGTCTAACCAAGCCAAGTCTTCGGTATTTGGGTTTTTTAAATTTAATTCTGGCCCATCACAATTTCCCGGAGGCTTATCTAATATTGGGTTGTTTGGCAAGAAACTTTTATCATTACAAACATTCTTTTCTGATTCCATTGCTTATCCTTTTTAATAAAATATTTACTATTATATTTTACATTATGAAATTTATAACAACCAAAAAAACCAACCAAAAAAAGTTTTTATATCAATACGAACCGAGATATATTAAGAAAATAAAAATTCCTTTTATGCTCATAAGTCCAAGTAGGAAATATTACATTTGGGGTGGTGTTGGTGGCGTTGATGGTGGTTCTGGTGGCATTTCTGCACTACCAGATGGTGGTGGAGCAGAAGGTTGAGCAGGAACTTCGCCAGATGGCGATGCTTTTTCTGGAGCTTTTTCTTTAGAAGGCTCGGTTGTGGTTCCAGAAAGTTTATCAATAAATTCTTGAATCATTTTTTTTACTTTTTCATTTTGAACCTTGTCGATTAATGCTTGAAGTACAGGTTTAAAGGCACTGACTGCATTGTCGTTGGCTGGAGCATCTACCCCAGATTGATCCTTGTTGACTTCGATTTCTTCAAGAATAAGATTGTTTAATTTATAAAAGTTCATTTTTGACTCCTTATATGATTTTAATTTTTTGTACTTTTGGTTGTTCTTCTGTAACTTTTCCTTCTCCAGTGGTAAGCGACTCTTGGAATCTTTGACAAATTAATTCCAATCGCAAAGCACCCCACAATTTAAATTCCCCTAAATTTCGTTGAATCACCACCCAATTTTCTCTTAGATGTGGAGTGAAAATTCTTGAACCTATTTTTGGTGGATGACCAATTGATTTTAATGTGGCTCTATAATTTACTTCAAATCTCATTTCGTCTGGTGCGTCTATACCAAACGCACTCATATAATTTTGAGAAGGTACTGGTTCGTAGTTACCCCAAAGCTCGACTGGAATTGGGCTGAAAAGTTTACCACGATCTTCAAAGTAAATGGGATCAACTGTTTGTGGTTGGATAAATACTTCGTAATAAAATATTGGCGATCCACCTCTACGCAATGATTCTTGATCCCACGAATTAAACAAATCGTGTTCTGGATTGTTTGGATTGTATTGTTGGTATGTACCACTTGGTTTATATGGTGTTCCATCGCAATTGTAAATCATTTCCACCCCAGTTTGTGACAATCTATATATTGCTTAAAATTAAAAAAAAAGGGTCGATTATTAAATCGACCCTTTTTAATTTATAAAACCATGTTTTGTTTGTTATTCTAGTGAAACTTTTGGTGTTATAGCGATTTGACCACCACCAGAAGGCAATTGGAAAGGTGCGCCTGTAAATCGTTCAAGCCATAGTAGTTTTACACCGCCAGAATACGAAGCACTAGTGGTAATATAATATCCATAACAAGTTACTGCGGTTGTAAATGTAAATGTAACTTCAGAATAACTTGCAGTAGTTACTCCACCCCCATCAGTACCAATGCTCCATGCTGTGCCAAGAAGAGTAATCGATGCGTATCCAGATGCTGTCGCCTCTGTTACTGCACCAATAGTCGTCGTTTCTGCTGGAGTTAAATTGTTTGTGAAAAGATGTAACACTCTGTTGCCACTAGAATATGTTGCAACTGTAGCCGTAGGTGCAGTTCCATCAGTATTGGTAGAGTTAACTATATATTGCAACAGGAGAATTTCGCTATCGTTTGGAACTATAAGTGCCATGTAAATCAATCTCCAAAAAGTAATTTTGGTATACAAACTTATAAAAATCTATAAGCAGATTTTTTGTTTGATTCTGGTCTATTAGATGGTGACTTGTTGATTTCTCGACATGAAACTTATCCTCTCAACCAGCTTTAATTTCCGTGTACCCCACGGTATTTCACCAAATTAATTGGCATATTAAAAATCATAATTTCCGATACAATCTTATATAGTATTGCCTTTGGTATTTTTTACTTAACAATATTTTTTAGATATATGTTGATATTATATTGCATGGCTATTAAAAATTCAGATGGTTCAATTTTTAAATTAAACGGTCCAATACCAGTTATGAAAGAACAAAAAACTTGGAATGGATATGTTCTTCATAATATGGAATGGAATCCTTATAGTTTTGGTTCCGAAGATAACAATGTATCGCAAGAAACAGTTGTAAAAAAAGATCCTTTTATTGAAGAATTGGAAAGAAATCCGCCCAAACAAGAAGAGGCTATAAAAAAAGAAGAAGTTCCACCTCCAAAACAAGATAAAAAAATAACTATTCCAACAACCTTGTGTTATTGTTTGCCTACGAAAGTAGAAAGTAAAGTGGATTCGTTATACGATGAAGTTCGTAAAACTATTTCATACGATACGCCTTTTGTATTAGAAATAGTGATAACAGAAGAAACAGATGTTAATTTCGAATGTTGGACGACAGTTAAAAATATTGACTTTGGTTCAATATTGTATCCTAAAAACAAAATGAAAAGATGGTGGAGTGTATCGCACTTAGAAGAAAAGTCTGGAGGCTTTCTTATTAAATGTGTTATTTCTTCCTATCAACCAGCATTTTCTGATTGAGTGCCTGTTATCTTAACAGAATATCCAAGTTTCTCAAGTATTTCTTTATGATCGTTAACCGATTTTTTATAGCCAGATTCGTAAATGTCCATTATTAGTTTTATAAATTTCTCTCCATCGTGTTTTGTTAATATAAGGGAACACAATCTTTCTATTATTTCTTCATTTTCAACATATTTTGTTTTTGAAATCTCAAAAACCAATTTTTTTATTTGTTGAATTTTTGGATCTGTAAACAAACTCGATATACTATTCATTTTTTTACCTTAATTTAGTTTTTGTTCTTTTTGGCGTAATCTCTTATACTTTTCCTTGGAGGTGGCGTAGTTGTTGTAGTTATTGTCGTTATTGGCTCTGGAGTTGTCGTTATTGGCTCTGGAGTTGTCGTTATTGGCTCTGGAGTTGTCGTTATTGGCTCTGGATCTATATTGTTCTTTTTCTTTAGTTCATCTGGATCTATATCATTCTTAAGTACATCAATAAGTTCATCAAGAAATTCTGTGTTAGATAAAATATTTTTGATTATTGAATTTACATTTTTATAAAATATATTTGAGCGACCATTAAACAATTCTTTGCTTTTTAAATAGTCATTTCCTAATGACATTGCTTTGTTTATTAATTCGTCTCTCTCAATACCAATACTGTATATATTTTTAAAATTATCTTCGATGTGCAAAATGGCCATTTTTGCAAATTCACCATCTAATGTTTTATCATTTAGAAAAACTTTTCTTAAATCTGTTATTTTTCTCTTTGTTTGTGGAATTTTACCTCCCTTGACTTCTGTATTCCATATGTCTTTGTATATATCAGTTGTAGCTGTTTCGTCGCCCGGCAGAAGAGCCACGAGTTCTCTTTCGGTATTTCCTTCAACTTTTTTACCTGCCTTTCCCTTAATCGGAGACAATCTTCTTGATCCAGTATCATCATTTTCGCAAACATTATGTTCTGCAACTTTAGACTTTAACTTACCTTTAAGCCATTTCTTGAATGTGTTTCTTGCTTTCTTTATTTCTTTTTCTTTTTCTTTATCATTAGGGTCTAAAATTTCTTCTTTGTAAGTAACCATTTTATTTCTTAAATTATTTCTTACTTGCTCTTCTAAATAATTAAGAAATTTTTCGAAACAAATTGCAATTTTTTCTCTAGAACCATGAATACTTTTGAAAACTTCACATATGGCTTCAATATAAATTGGACGCTCACGCTCTTCATCTATATTATAATTATTTTCTTTTTTGTATTTTTCGATAGCTTCTTTCACTTCTTTAATATTAGATATTCCCATGTCTGTTATAGGCTTATAAACCATGTCGCTTCTTTCATTGATCGATTTATATGCTTGTATGTATTGTGGTGTACCTCTAGAATAGGTTTTTTGTGGTTTATCGTTTGAATTTAATTTTAAGCCCGGAGTTCTTGCTCCCGACAGTTGGCTTCCTCCCATCTCGTTTTCTTCACTGGTAACTTTTGCTCTTTCTCCGTAGTGTCCGGTTCGTCTTTCTTCCTTATCGGAATGAATTGTATTATCCCTAAATTCATCGTCCTTCTCGTATTCGTAATCATCTTTAGATTTAAAAGGTCTGTGTGGGTGACTAGGAAGAACCAAAGCTACACGTAGTTTCCTCTCCTCTACTTCTCCCTTTTCATTGATATATTTTATACTTTTCATTTGGTTGGGCAGAACGATATTCCCAGCCTTAAAATTTTTACCACCACCAAGCTCATGATGAGTAACGTGTAATTTAGCTGGATGATCGAGATACTTGTTTTTTTGATGAGGAATGGAAATTTTCTTATCTTTAATAAGTTCATTCATTATTGTATTTGCAATTTTACTTGCAATTATACCAAAAATATTTCTTCCTTTGCTTGAGAATGTTTTGATGGCTATTATATAATCATTGTCGTATTCTTTGAGATAATTTTGAATTGCTTCTTTGTTACCGGTATCAGTTATGGTATCATTCAGTTTTTTTATGTATATGTTTTTTTGTCCATTTGTAGATTTTTTGTTTACATCTTCCCAATCGTCCATAGGATGAATTAGAAGATTGTATTTTGATTCCACTCCGTTTGTAAAATACTTAAAACTAAAAGTTTCATCATTTCCACTATTTATACTTTTCCTGAGAGCATTATAAACTCTTGATTGTATTAACGATTTTATACCTTCAAGGTGATCTGTATCCCCCAAAGCACCTTTTTTAATGCCCATTATTGGACCATACGACACTTCTTTTTCTTCAGCGAATTTAAATTTTGATTTAATGTTATCGTCTTTGATGGTTTCAAATTTTTGTTTCCGTTCAGTTTCGGTATACTCTACATTAACTTTTATATCATGTAGATCTTTTAATTTTTTTATAGAATCTTCGTATGCTTCTTTTCCGTATTCTTTTATTAATTCTTCTTTCATGTTTTTGATATTTTCACTAGTTTCGTTTTCGATAAATTTAAATATTACATTAATATTTTTAAAGTCATTGTATAGATCTTTTTTGTGGTATTTCATCAAAATTACAATATCGGGAGATTTTACCCAAATCCTTTGTCCCGATATTACTTTCATTTCGCCCAAGCAATCTTCGTATTCTTTAAATTCATGTGTTTTTCCATAGTATTCATGGTGGTTATCACTTAAAAATTCTTTTATGCTTTTTGATATTGTGTCTTCTTGGGGAATTAAAAATCCCGTGATTGCTGATTCTTTAGAGCATCTTTTATTTGGATCAAACCCACCACTTAGATCGTATCCGTATTGTCCTTCGGAGCCTTCCAATCCTGATCCTTTGAAATGAGGCTCGTTATTGTCTTGTTCTAATTTTGCGATTAATCGTACGATAAAAGATTTAGCTCGTATTTTGCCAGCTAAGCGTACACTAGAATCCTCGATAGAACTAAAATCATAATCATCTTCTTTTTCAGGATCAAAATTATTGCTTTTTACTGGGAATGGCATGTATTTTTTGATTATATTGTATGTTTCTAGTTGTGCGAAATCTTTAATTGCTTCTTCATCGAATGTATTGTAATCATAATTGATTACAATGGTTGTTCCTTCAATTGAATTTTTGTAATTTTCATCATATGTTATTTCAATTATTTTTTTATTTAAAGATATGTTTTTAATTGTATTTTGTTGTTGTATAGTGACAAATTTTTTGCCATCCCATTTAAACTCTATTGGGTTCACAGAAATTTTGCCTGTACCGTAACAAACATTACATCTTTCAAATCCTTCTTCTGATTCTATTTCTTTTTTGCCTTGACATTTTTCACAGATTTTATTTTTTTCTACTGTTCCTTTAATCGAAGAAGTGATGTAATTTGTTTTACTCAATTCAAAAAATTGTTTGTTATCTTCTGTCTTTATTGATTCTAGATTCTCTTCGTTTTGTTTTTTTACTAAAACTGTATTATCGATCCAATCTAATATTGTTTGCTTATCTGTTTTGTTTATTTCTTCGTCGCTAATGTTTAAATTTTTAGTTTCTTCTAAATTTTTAATTGATTCGAAATTTATTTCTATTTCTTTTTTTGTTGTGTTTGAATATGTTTTTTTACCAAAATCTTTTATGATTCTTACATATTCATCATATATTGCATGTTCGACATTTATCCTTTGTTCGCATCTTTCGAATAGTGCGTTTCTTAAGAATGTGTTATATCTCTGATATAAGGCCATGCTCCAAAGAGGTGTTGGGAAACTAGATAAGAATTCTATATCGTCGTCATCAAAATAAACTGGCAAAGTCGATACGTCATCAAGTTGTGCCATTTCTAGTAACATATTGTTTTTCACGAAGTAATCTTTGTCGTTTGCGATCTTATATTCTTTATAACTTATTATTGACATTTTTTAATACCTTAATGTTTTATGTGTAACAGTAATATATATATTACCTATGCAAAATAATATGATGTACACAACCAGACCTTCTCAAGACAACTTTAACAACCTTTGTTCGGGATGTTCAACTGGTGGTGGGGTCAATGATCCTATCTACAAGATTGGCTCTAGAAAAAATAGAGACAAGGTAAAAGAACAAATCAGAGACTATGTTTTACTTATGCTGGGTGCGCCAGTTATAACATTAGAGTTAGACCAACAACAACTTGATGCTTCTGTTGATTTAAGTCTTCAAGTTTTTGAAGATTACGCTCCTGCTGAGTATTTTCAATATTATACATTTTATAGCGTACCGGGTAAATCAGTTTATGATTTGCCAAACGATGTAGGATATGTAAGAAGCATATCTTACAAAGAAACTGCAAATTATGCCTTTTCTGCTTCGGATCTTGGTGGTGTAATACCTTTGGAGTACATGGGTGCTGGAGCTTACGGAAGCATAGCTGGTGGTATAAATCCACAACAGCCAGTATGGGGAAAAATGAGTGAGTGGGTCCTCTACAAACAATACGAAGATATGTACAATAGAGTGTCTGGCCAACAAGGTGGATG